AAAAAAGAAGCCTAGCCTCTTTTTTGTAAATGGCAAGTGTCGTAAAATCAGGTTTTTTCCAATATTTTGTTACTAGTACACTACTTTTCTACGTGATCTTTCATATTCTATCCAAAGAAAAGGAACTGCTTTCGCAGTTCCTTTTTCCTTTCTACTCTCTAGTATACTTATAATTAATTATCTATCAATTTGAACGCATATTGTAATTCTTTTTTATACCTTTTAACACTTCTATTTACTTCAACTTTTTTCCCTTCTATTCTAAACTGAGCTCCTTCAGAAAGTTTGTCTATGGGAATCGCCTTCGATCCACTAATTCGTCCTGAACTATGAAAATCAGATAAGAGTGCAAAATGATTTACTACATTATCAGATGAAAATACATCCACATATTTTTCTGCAATTTCCATAGCTCTTTCAATATACATTCTGGAAGCCTTATCTATTTGATGATCAGCCTGTCTATTCCAACCACAATGCGTCATCAGCACTGCCTGTACAACAGGTTTTTCTTCTATTCCAGCTCTTTCCCTCCATAAATTAAAATCACTTCCATTATCCTTTAACATTTGCAATGTCAATTCTAATGAATAAATAGATTGTTCATCTACTCTAACCGGAATGATAAGGGCGTCTGATGCTGCCCACGCCAAGTGAGTCCCGCCTGCGAAAAATGGACTTGTATCAATTAGGACTTTCTCTGTTTTTGTCAATTCCATTTGTTGATCAATAATATCTTTTAGCATATTCAATACAACTGCAACTGCTTTTTTATTTCCACCTTGTGTCGTCATTCCATAATATTCATTTAATCTTGAATAAAACTGGCTTGGATATAAAAATAATTTACTGCTTCCCGGAATGTAATAACAGGTTTTTCCATCTTGGAACTGTTCATTCGTGTCTTGGACTCTTAATGCCAATCGTTCACTATCAACATCCCATGCTTCTCCCATCATTTTTTCCATTAATGCGTCATGTATGGTTGATCCATCATATTGTTTTTTATCTTTTAAAAATAAAGACGTAAAATTTTGTTGTGGACACATATCCAAAAACAAGGTCATGTACTTTTGGCACATTGCGTATGCTAAATTAAATGAAAGGGTTGTTTTTCCTATTCCCCCACGAAAATTAGTCACTGCATATGTTTTGAATTTTTTACAATCTGGCAATTCTATTGACATTGCATCATCAGACAATATTTTTTCATACCTATCGAATAATTCTTGCATATCTCGTCCTCCTTTTTGTATATAATAGCATGCGGAGGTTTATGTGTCAACTGGATGTTCATGCATCAGTTGTCAGGTTTTATTATTATATAATCCCTTAACATCAAAATTGTATGAATCTACTCCAATCATTCTATTATAATTCTGTGTATATATTCTATACTTCCTATATTTCTCTGCTTCATTGTTTTCAGCAATCCTAACTGCAGATATCTTAAAGAGTACACCACTACTGATTTATGTCCAATTCTCCCAACTTTTACTGCTAAATGGCAAGTTAGAAACAATATCAGGCCGACTAATAAAAGTAGCAGCTGTAGCCGCTAGTGGCACCGCAGGTACATATCAAACGAACATAGAATTAAAAAACACAGATACTTATTTGGTGCTGATCAGGCAAGTAAATGATAACGGAGCACTTACTGTGAGCCCTATAATATACGGATATTATAACCCCAAATATATAACTTCGGTGAATGGTAAAATTGCTATAATATTGAGCGGATCTTATGGTTTTGCAGATGTTTACAAAATTGTGTAAAACTACTTGCTATTAATCCAATGACGCTCATTAACCAGCAATAAATGTAACTGTTATATATAATTTTGTTTTGTTTGGAATCGGTTGCATAGTCTTAATACCACCATTTTGTAAATATAATGCATAGTCAGTCCCAGTAGCTCTGCAACAAGCAACACATTTTAAAAATTCAACGAGGGGTAATCCTGTTATCAACGTCGCATTAACAGTAATATCGGAGGTTGTTGTAAAAATAAGTGTTAGAACATTTATTTTTCCCAGCGTAACTAAGCCACCGGAATTTATATTACATCCAACAGCACCAAGTTGTTTTATAGTGTTTGATTTGTCTAACTTGCCATTTAACGTAAAAAAAACGGAGAACACCCCTTCATGTTCTCCGTCTCTTCACCTTATTCTTTTTTAAGAAAGAGAGATATTATTATAATATCCCCTAATCATTATTCCGTCAATCAGATTCTTTTAAGTTTCCCGTTTTTCAGCAGTGTCAGCATCTGGGTATTCTGCTTTGCGGATCCGGCATAACCAGTAATACCGTTTTCTTTTGCAATCGACTTCCTCGTTGCGTAGCTGGAGTTTACCCCGACAGCATTAAGCGCAGCCACGATGGATGCAGATGTGCCGGTGTATCTTGGATAATATACCGTGGTGGACTGCATGGTACCATTGCTGTCAGCCTTTGTATAGCAGATATCCAAATCCACATATCCACTGATGCCGGAGATTTTGCCTTTACTAGAATACTGCCACCCCCAAAGATTATGACTGATACTGGGCTTTTTGGATACGGCCGGGTCCATAGTGATTATCATATCCTTAGTGGACGGATATCGCGCAATCCAAAAATCACAGTCAATGTAATCTTTGTACGGCTTAATATAGCTATTATAAAAAGACAGCCCCGTATATACTCCAAACTCATACCCTGCTGCCTCGATCACGGCCTTATAGGTATTAATGATGCGGATCAGTAAAATGCCTTTATTTTTAAGGCAGGCATCCTCGACATCAGCCCATACCTTACCGACCTTTCTACCGGCAAGTGCATTTACTACTGCTTTGGCTGCTTCCCTCGCTGTTGCTTCAGTGGTAGTATACAGATAATTGTATACATCGACCGGCATTCCCACTGCGACTGCTGCCGCATAGTTTCTTACAAATGATGCTTCGGTCTTGTTGGACTTATCGATTACCTTCAAAACTGCAAATTCTACACCGACCGCCTTCACCTTATTCCAGTCGATGTTTCCGTTCCATTTTGCTACATCAATACCTTTCATCATAATTTACTCCTCCTGCTCTGTTTCTATCAGCTTGGCCTTATCTTCTACTTTGCGATTGATATATTTCATGAGCGGCATCAAAAACGGAGGGATCTTTACCCCACTATCCTTCAGGTTTTCCAGGATGCTGATCAGCTCATTAACCACCAGCCATACCGCTACCACCGTTGCAACCACAAATGGTACTGCAATTTCAATACCGGCACACTCGACGCTGTACTGTATTAACACATCCACAAATGCTCCGACAATTACCAGCATCCACATGCCGATTTTCTTGTAGATGCCACGGATGCTCTTATAGCTACTGATACCTCCGTCCTCCCTAAATTTTGCTGCCATCAGTCCGGTAATGTAATCAATAATATTGCATCCCACCAGCAGTAATACCGGGATTGTCAAGATCCCCAGCCAACTCATTAACACAGATAATGCTGCAATCACAGTTGCTTTTACTTTGTCCATAATATAGACCTCACTTTCTTATTTTTATAATATGTGAGCCGGTCACCTCCCGGCTCGGGAAGCAATCGGCTCTTGGCTCTTGGTTACTATGTAATCGTGTCAGGACCGTCTCTCACTCTCATAGGCGGCCTCCTACTCTGTGGCCGCTGTCAGACCTGCCAGTTGTGTCTCCAATGTATTGATCTGATCCCGGAGAGCCTGTCTCTCTGCATGGACAGCCTCCATGTCGTACCCGGTCTGCTCACCCAAAAGAGCATACTCGTAGGTTTTAATCACCTTATAGTCGCTCGCAGCGATCCGGGCCTTAAGGTCTGCAATCTGTGCCGTCAGCTGGCTGATCTGCCGCTGTCTGGCCAGTTCCGCTTTCTCCTCTTCTGTCAACTCCGGTTGCACCGGTGCAACTTCCGGCTCGGTGTAGACGGATCCGTCATCTGATAACTCATGCCAGTTATCTCCCTTCCGATAGAGTGTAGTGTATGCCTCATATTCTCCTTGATCCAACGGGTATTTACAATCCGGATCCAAATAGAGTTTAAATCCACTGGTGTTTATCTCCGGGGCTTCCGCGTCACCCATTGCGGCGATCCGGACTACGTGAGGACTCTCTACCGATACTATGACCTGCTGTGCGGGCTCCTCAATTTTATCTTTGTATAAAATATAACCCATGTGGGCTCCTTTCTGGCGCTGTTCTGGCCGCGCCCACCATCTGATTTACTTCGTTAAATGGCAAGTTACCTAAGCTAAAACGTATATATTATGATGCACCGCCCACCACACCGGATACCTCAGAACGCACAGTAACACTATATGAAGATTGCAGTAACATATCTTTGTTTTTAGTGCAATATCAGTATCTTGGTGTATATGGGTGCATCGCCACAATGTTATGTACAAAATCCACGACCGCAGAAATTAAGGTAGGAGACACTACCACCAAGGCATCAGTCAGGTTTGTGGATGCTAATACATGTGCAATAAAAAATACAGACAGTGGCTATGGAATCAATGTATTTGGGATATGGCTCTAAATCCGATTCTCATAATATGACTCAAAAAAATTAATTTACACATTGCATACCAAACACAGCCTGAATTATTGGAGCAGTTACACTTGTAACAGTACTATCTATAACATCCACACGGCAAATATAAGCATCAGAAACATAGACATATTTCAGTGCTGGATCAAAAGAGACCGTAAAAAATAACTCATGTACGGCTGTACCATTATACAGGCAAATACTATCCATCATTTGTTTACTGGCAGGTCGTAAGTACTCTCTGGAAAATAATGCATTGTTTATTGATTGATCCTTAAACTGTATTTTCAACACATCGTAATCAGTAAAATTGATAGTATGATTTTTTTGTTGTTCATTTAGTGGTATAAGCATGTTATGCAACTTGCCATTTAACTCAGTAAACCCTTCCTTTGCTGCCGCTGCTCCTATCAGGTAATTATCCAATGCGGTACCGGCCATCAGGTCAGCATACGATGTAATTACCTGCATAAAGGCAGCTGCTGCCAGATCAGCCAGCCACTTCTTGATTTTCCCCATAAGGGTACCTGTATTTTCACCACTGGCAATGTTTTCCCTTGCCGCTGCTTCCGTAAATCCAACGGTAAGACCGCTTCCGTCCCCATCTTCCGCAATAAACCCTGCATCATTCTCAAGCTGGCTTAATTTCGTGGGGATTCCGCCGGTCTGCTTTTCTGCCTGTGTCATGTAGTACTTGGCATTATCAGTGTCTTCTCCTGCTCTTGTTCCTGTTCCGCCAACCGCATATGACTTGGCAAGAGTAGCCTTGTCAATGGCCGTCTGTGCACTCGTGGATGCTGCCGACTTGCTGGCTGCTGCTGCAGTCTCGCTTTTCTTTGCAGCACTTTCCGATGCAGATGCTTTCTGTGCGCTCGTAGCCGCCGCCGACTCACTGGCTGCTGCCGCATTCTCACTTTTCTTTGCAGCACTTTCCGATGCAGATGCCTCCTGCGCACTCGTGGATGCCGCCGTGGCTGCATTCTCTGCAGCTTCTTTACTCGCTATAACTTCATTCTTATCCGCTGCGACTTCATCATTAATGGCTTTTATGCCATCATGTATAGACTGGCGGACATCCTTTCCGTAACGTGCCGACATTATTGCCTGTAAAAAAGTAGATATATTAGCCATCTATTTCACTCTCCTTCTTGGGTTCTACGATGTTCACCGGTGCCAGGCGGACATCTGCATATCCTTTCTGTTTGCAACAGAGCATCCAGTCAAATGTTGCTCCGGGCTCCCCGTGCACAACAAAATATCCATTCTGTTTTTCGATCCACTCTGCCTGTGCCGGTGACGTCCTTGAAAGGAATACCTGATACTCTGCATCCTGCTCAATAGTTTCTTTAAAGACTTCATCAAAGCAAATGGTTGCTACTCCGGATTCGTCAATAATTCCGCTTCCCAGATCCGAGAAATAAGCTTCTGCGGTTTCAAAAGCATTCAGTCCAACTTTTCCGTGATTTTCAGTGTCCACAACTCTATATTTTGTTCCGGAGCATCCCAGGGATCCGTAGGCATAGAGACCACAATTTACTAAAATCGCAGAATCTGAATCATATGATCCTGTACCAATATTCAGACCGTTAACATATAAGCTTCCACCCTCTAAACTTTTTGCGGAAACCTTTCCATTTGCATTAATATTTCCGGTTGTGCGAACGCTCCCTTTGAAATAGTGCGCATCCGTGTATCTGTTGTCAGTCAATTCTTTATTATTGGGATTGATAACGTAATACGGCTTGTTATTGTGTGAAAAGACAATTACATCCCCGTAAGCTTTAAAGGTTACAGTTTTCAGTGCCTGCCCTGCTGTGATCAAGTCATTGGCACCTACTCCACCATTGTTGATGCCATCCTTGATGAAATATATGTATCCATCATTGATATCGCAGGCATTGCTTGCATCTTTGTTCTGCATCCGGATTCCACTGTTATCCCAGAATCCTACAACATTGCCATTTGCATCATACACACGGATCAATCCGTTGCCATTGTCAGCTCCACCCAGCGATAACGTTCCACCTTTGATCCTGTCCGCATACATGGTTCCGGTGCTGATAAAATCAGCAACAATTTTTCCATCCATTGTCATGGCAAGCCCGTACGGTCCATTGATGCCCGTAGCAGAATACCCCAGGCCGTTGATGTTCCACCGCCAAACCTTTTTGGCAGTATCCGGATTATCGGTGTCCATGATGTACAATTCGCTGTTGGTTTTATACACATAGCCACCCATAGCCGACGTGATCAGATCCGTTGCATTGTCCTTTGCCTGCTTCAGCAGCTTCGACGATGGCACAATAGATTCTATTGTTTTTTTGATTGATTCATTGGCAGACACAGTCTTGGCAGATAAGGACACCTTCTCTGTCTTTCCAAGCGTAATTGTGTCATTTTCGGGATTTGTAAGGTTCAAGGTCTGCTTTGTGAGCCTGAAAAATCTATCAAGGCCATGTGACGGTGATACCACCCTGATCTGATCAGACAGTTTAAACCTCTCGTATGCACCATCCACAAAGTGTAAGTCAATTGCTTTCGCTTCGATGACCATGTTCTCAAACTGCACATCAGACAAGTACTTTTGCCCTTTACTCTTCAGGTTGGCGGGGAGGGTAACATCGTCCCATTCCACGACTCTGTAGATCCAGCCAAAGTTCTCTACCGCAGACGCACTATAAACATAGTCAAGTCCATTATTCACTGATTTGATATCAAGCCGGGTTTCAAGTCCCTCAACGGCAGTTTCATCTAACTTTGCCCCTAACGGGATGATTGCTGTGGCTATTTCATCTGTGTCAAGATTGCTCTTAAAATCCACGAGATTTTCGCCAAGCCTGATCACCTGCGCATTTGTATTCATGCTGTCGGCCAGATAATCCAGGTATTTAACCCCGTTCTGATGTCTTACCCTGAAATAACCTCCCAGATCATCAACCAGATCTTCCTTAAGCTCCTGCATTGTGCTCTGCATATTTGTGAATCGGTACAGCGAATCATTGCTGTCCGTCACTGTCACAATTCCAACGGTGAACCGCTTTTCCGCTTCCACTTGTGCATTGTGAATGGAAATGTATTTTTCCAGCAGACCTCGCACCGTCATTTTCTGATATCTCGCCTGCCGCTGTATCGAGTCATTCAGATATGACAATTCGCCTTCACAATACACTTTTTTCTGCTTATAAAAATCGCTTTCAATTTCCGTGCACACTCCGCTGAAAATCAGTTCCTTATCATCAAATACCTGAAACACAGTTTTTCTTCTCTTTATGGCATCATAGCGTGGATGATTCGGTGCTATTGTGAAGGAAAAAGAACCTGCTTTGTTTTCTTCCAGCTTAACAACCGGGTTGATCAAAGCAAGTTCTTCTATTCTGGGATCATACATCAAATTATTGTCCATATATACTTTATACATTTATAGGCTTCCTCCCGTGTAATCAATAGATACCGTTCCCGTCCCTGTAAAGGTTAGTGTGTTTTCACCCTCAGAAATCAATATTTCATATATTTTATTGGTCCCTGTCTTCAGGTTATATGTATTCCCTTCAAATGTAACTGTCATATCTTTTGACACTGTAATCATGGGACACACCTTTTTCCTTCTTCCGATCAAAGATACGACTTCACTTCCAGAGACAGAAATATTTCCATACGCATTTATGATCCCATCGTCGAAATCGAAAGGATCCCACAGCCAATCGTCATTGCTGGATACAACGTCATATTTGTATGGATCAACAGTTCCTTCGATTGCGATTTTTCCAATGGACTTGTCAGATTCAAAATTATTTACTTTCAACCGTCCGATGTAGTAGAATGCACAATCATCATCAAATATGATCTTCATCCTCCGCCCGTGAAGGAAATTTTCTATTGCTGAAATTTTCTTTGGCCACATATTGACCTGATCGATCACGCTGAATGACATGGAAATCATTCTGTCATTGTATTTTACGTCATTCGTCAGTGATTCCGTCAGATCAATAGTGCCATCACGCAGTGGGACTGTCACAAGCTTTGTCTGTGGCTCAGGGGGACTGATGGATTTCGAAGAGAGGATCAGTCCAAAATCTTCAAAACTGTGCTTTTCTCCAAATGTTACACCATTCATTTATTAAATCCGCCTTCCGTTTTTTGTGGCCAGTCTTCCAAGTTCTTCATCCATTTCCGGTGCAAGTTCTCCTACTAATGCACCGGAATCCAGTACCACCTTCATTCCGGCCAGTTCCGGAATATACATCATCAGGAATTCCAGCAGTCTGTTGATCGCATCAATGATTTCCTGATTCTTTTCACTGACAGCCTGGGAGATCAGCTGCAGCAGAGTATCTTTTCCGGAAACTACTTCCGATCCGGCTTCGCCTCCTGCCATGATCTGACCATTCTTATTGATTCCAAACGCTGTAGGGCTATTCATGATCACAGGATCATTCATTGCCTTCTTATACCATTCGATTCCAAATGACGGTACCGATGGCGGGTTCAGGCTGAAGGATCCTGAAATGCTGAAATGTGGTAACTTCAGCTGCGGTAATGACCATTCAAAGTTAAATTTTTCTTTGATGTACTCTATTGCCCTATTCACCACATTTTTTGCATGATTCATGGGTGTTTCTATCGCCGTCAGAATCGCATTAAATATTCCTGTGACAATGTTCAGGATTCCCGTGAATGCTCTTTTCCAGTCTCCGGTAAATGTACCTGCCAGGAAATCAATGATTCCGTCGAAGATCGGCTTCAAAGTACCATTCCACAGCCTTCCAATCGTCTGGAATACCGTTTCAATCAAAGGCTCAATGATCGTCTTAAACACAAACTCGAATGCTGGCATTACATCATTCCTCAGCATATCGCCAATGGCCTTAAGAGCAGGCTTTAGATGTTTGTCCCATGTATCTTTGATTCCTGCAGCTGCTTCGTTAAAAAATTTCATGATTTCAGGCATATGCCGCTGAAACATTCCTGCCACTTCTGAGATCACAAAGAAAATCATATCCCAAACAGGTTTCCCGATATTGTTCCAAACCGTCGACATTATTTCCATCATGGTTGAGAAGGATTCCGAAACAGCATCAGATATAGGTCCCCAGTTATCTGCCAGCCAATTGATCCCGGATACTAATGCATCAAAAACAGGCTGCCCGACCGTATTCCACACATTGCCTATGATCGCAGCGGCACCGGAAAAAGCATCCTGCAAAAACGTTGAGCTTTCAGCATCTGCAGAAATAGCACCGCCCAGATTTCTGAATGCATCTATTAACGGGGATAAAAATTCATTTGCGCTTTCTGAAAAACTCTCAACCTTCTCAGAGATTGTATCCACCGCAGGAATCGCTTTGTCTGTGACAAACGATGCAAGTCTCCTGATAGCCGGTTCTGCTGCCACCTGCAGTTTTTGTCCGATTTTTATCTGGAATCCTTCCCAGGCAGATTGTATTGACCTTATCGCACCGCCAATACCGGATTCCATGTTGTCGGCCATTGCTTTTGCTTCGGACTCCGTCGATGCCCCGACTTCCCTGATCTGTTTGTTCAGTTCCTTATACGCATCAGATCCCTGGTTGAGGATTGCAAGCAGACCTTTCTGTGCTTCCTGACCTGCCACCGTTTTGGCCAGTGCAGATTTTTGTGCAACATCCATATCCTTTGTCGCATCAGACAGATCTATCAGCACGTCAGACAGGTTTCTGGCGCTTCCATCGCTGTTGTAAAACTCAACTCCCAGTGCTTCGATGGTCTCCCGACATCCATCCGTATCCGTTCCCAGTCTCGTGATAATAGATGATAGCGATGTACCCGCCATAGATCCCTTAACACCAGCATTTGCCATCATTCCGAGGGCGGTAGATACATCCTCCAGTTCATATTTATAGGATCCCGCAAGGGGTGCTACATACTTAAATGCCTCACCCAGCAGACCAACCGTTGTATTTGATTTTGCCTGCGTTGTTGCAAGCACATCCGCATACCGGGAAGCCTGATCAGCCCCATCGCCAAAAGCTGTCATGGAATCCGTCAGAATGTCCGTGACCGTTGCTAATTGTTCGCCGGAGGCAGATGCGAGGGAAAGCATGCCTGATGTAGATTTCAGGATCTCATTGGTATCGAATCCGGCCAGTGCCATATATCCCATTGCATCAGCAACATCCTTGGATGTCCACGCAGTGGTTGATCCGTATTCCAATGCCGCATCTGTTAATTTCTGATATTCGTCCTTGGTTGCTCCGGAAAGTGACTGCACTTTAAGCATGGCATCCTCGAACGATGCGGTTGTGCTTACACAGGCTGCGCCAAAATCAACAATAGCTTTTGCAGAAAAATATGTTGCCACTGCCGCACCGATCTTTTTAAACGCAGAAGACATTTTTCCTTCCGACTTTTCAGCTTTTCCTGTTGTCTCATCAATCGCATTGTTGGCATCCTCATTGGTTATCGCAATGGTTCCCAAAAGCTTGAACAGCTCCATAGGTTTCACCCCCTTCTTTCATTTTTTGCATAAAAAAACGCACGGAACTCCGTGCGCTCTTATCCCGGGGAAAATCCCTGTAAGATACCCCTGGCCTGTTGTTTTGCGTTTTCAACCTGTGCCTCATCCATTGATAGGGATACCGGTTTCTGACTGCCTGCGTTATTGCTTAAAACATCTTTTTTCCAGTCATTGAAGGGCTTATCCGCCATGCTGTGTAAATATATCTCCCACAGCTTCTGTTCATCGTCTTTTTTGGCAGCTTCAGTTTTCCTTTTTTGATCCATTTCGAGGATTTCTGTAACAAACTCCCCAAACCGCCCTTGTTCGGTGTACAGATGCATGAATTCAAGTGGATTGCTATACCGGGAGTACAGCAAATCCATGAATTCATATTCTCCTACTAGAGCAATCTGGAAAGCACCTTGAAAAAAGAGGTGTTCTTGACCTCGCTGAAGGAATCATAGATCATCAAAGGCAGTGTACCGAATTCCATATCTTTCATTTCATCCACCGGGATCCCAGAGATGTCAGAATACAGGGAATAGATCTCATCTTCTGCTTTGGTCAGATTGCCGATCAGAATATCAGCAAGGTCAAATGATGCCAAGATCCCAATCTGCCGCACTGTCTTTTCTCCAGATGCCACCTGCAGGAAGGCTTCTTTGCAATCTTTGATTCCGATTTTCTTTAGAATCTGAAGAATCAGAAACAGATCGCCATCTTTGAATTTCCGCAAGGTATACGGTCTTTCGATCACCTCTTCCACCGGTTCCTTTACTGCAGATTCTTCAGTTTTCGCTTCTTTTGTTGATTTGCTCATAGGTTATCGGTCCTTTCTTATTCCGTTGCTCTGGTCTTATTGGGATAGAAAATATAAATAGGCAGCGTGTCATACACTCCGCTTTTAAAATCCGCCGTTGCCTTGAATGTAGTAGTTACAACGGACGTTTCTTTGTTCTTTCCTTCCACTTCGAGTCCGGAAGAACAGATTACATTTTCCATGATTACAATGATCTCTGTTCCGTCTGTCATGGTCCCGACGTACGCAATGTTGTCAAGGTAATCAGACAGCTCGATCAGGCTCTTAGTTTGGATCTGCGTATAACCCTTGATCAGGCTTTCTACTTCCTTACCGACAATCGCACGTTTGATGGAGTCAACGGTGTGCTGCGCAAGGTTCACTTCAAGGGTACCTGTTTCGCCTGTCTTCTGGTTCAGTCCCTTGATCTCTACAACCGCTCCGTCCACCTCGATAGGTGTGATCTCGGGAACGATAGACAGCTTATTGCCCCCGTTGGTTGCTCCCAGTACATGATCTTCCCCATCTGTCCAGGTTCCCATGACATAATCACCGACAGTCGGATTTTCATATCCTTCAGCTTTGCTAATGAAGGATACACCGGGATTAGTAATCTTTTTCAACTGGATCGTTTTGTCTGTTTCCGGGGTTTCGTCTGCCACCACCTCTAATGCACCGTCTTTTGCATCTTCTACTTTGCTGTATTCATATTTGAAGTTTTTGAATACAACACCTGCACCCAACAGGAAGTCATTGGGGGTCTGACTGTTAATTCCTGATTTTCTCATTTAAATCACGCTCCATTCTTTAATTGTTAGGTTGATCTGAATTCTTTTCAGTTCTGCATCCTCCGTTGGGATAACCAGACTGCTGCCATAAAAAACAGCCACCGCTGATCCATTTTCAGCAATGACCGTTCTGCCGGATACTTTATTAAAATACTTACTGATTTTTTCTTTGGCATTCTCTAGGCTAATCCATGGTTCTCTGCTGAATCCGTTCAAAATGAATTGCGTTTCCTGCAGGCCATCTTCACTGATCGGTTCTGTCTCCTGGTATTCCCCGGTGAAATACGTTTTCGGTGGTTCTTCTCCTCCGGGAACTATGTACTCCATGAATCCGTATTTCAGTTCAAGGGCATCCATGGCTCTGGATATGGTTTTCAATGCTTCCTTACTCATTTCATCCTCGCTTTCAGGATTTTTTCAGCCCTCTGGATCAGTTTATTCTTCAGTGAATTAAAAGCTTTTTGAAAAGCTCTGTTCGGCTTTTTACCGTAGGTATGATGCCAGCCGCCTTTCGCATCCTGGTACTTCCAGCCGCCTTTTCTGCCATCATTATGGAGGGCGTACTCACCTGTACCGAATTCTTCCCAGATGGCATTTTCTAACGTGGAACCGACTACCGCTTTCCCGGCGGCTTCATCCACATGATATGACCAGCTCGACTTCGTATTGCCGGTATCAACACGGGTGTTTCTTTTGGTCTGTGCTTCCAGCTCTCCTGCTGCCTCATACAGATAAGCAACTATGGCACCGTCCAAAGCGGCCTTGACCTGTGCGCTGTTATCCGTAAACTGGATTGTTGCCATATCACTGTCCTCCTGTAAATTTAAGATAGATCTCAAGCTGCCTGTGGAGCTTCATGGGATCATCGATCAGCAAAATATCATACACAAGATCATCTTCATCCACAAGCCTGCTGTTTTCTGCCTTTACAGCTGCTGCCAGCTGCTTCCAGTCAGCAATAAACACATGCGTTGATTCCTGTATCTTGGCATTGTAACTGGTATATTTGCTGTCACCGGAAGACAGATCGAGGAATCCGGTGATAGTATCTGCGTTCTCCCATGACTGCACCATTTCACCGATCTCATTCTTTTCCGATGTGCTGGTCTGAATCTGTGCTGTTGTATTTCCGCCTATCACGTCAATCCCCCCTTAAAATCTCGGCTTCTTATAGGGTTTCAGAAAGCCCAGCAGGGACTTCGGATATCCCATCAGGGAATTATCCCCATCCATGTTGAAATATGTCACAGAATGCCTGGAGATCGTCTCCGACTGGATCCCAACCTTATCACGGTTCTCCATGTCCCACTTCATCATATTAACGACACCCATTTTTACATCAATGGGATATTCTACTTTTGTCACAAGGACCTCTGCTTCATCGAACAGTTTTTTCCCAACGGTAATAAATCCATCTGCTATTTCTTTGATGTCATATACGCCATCGCTGTACATAGATTCTGATATCTGTATGGTGTCTCCCACCTGCAGGAAATCCGTTGTCAGATACAACTTTGTCGCCATTACCTGGCACCTGAAGCGGATATTGCGCTGCTGGAAGTTGTTATTTGTGTACTTTCTGATCAGCAGTTCCAGTGCCTGAAGCTTTGCCTCAAGCACCGGTTCCGCCATATCAGTCTGCACAAATTCTTTGAATTCCTTAACTGACATTATCATTTCAGGGATCCCCCTTCATTATTCAGCAGCCTCAGTGGCTTCAGTAGCTTCTCCGACTTCAACGACTTCATATCCTTTATGTTCCCGGAACCACTCAACCATTCTTCCTCCCGGAATGATCGCTTCGCCATGTGCGAACTGAACTCCACCGGCATCAATACCGCAAAACTCAGGATTCGTAGTAACTCTGATCTTATATTTCTTTGCATTCACAGAATCTTTTTTTGCTGCCATAATTATTCACCTTTTCCTTTCGACTTATAAAGGGGAATGTATGCTCATTCCCCCTTGTTTCAACAATTACAGGATCTTAATATTTCTCAGAACACCAGCATTGGCAGTGTTCTTCAGAACGGTTGCTGCAACCATTTCAACTTCACCCTTCTTAACTGCTCCGGGCTGGCTGAAGTCGGGAACATAAGACGTGATCGCACTGGTTCCCGTCAGGGATGCTCCGTGGAATCCATTGTTAATATCAAACTTGACTGCATAAATATCAGTCAGTCCTGTTACTGCCGCTGCAGAAGCGCCAATATTTCTGCTGATCCCTGCCTTAACGCAGGAATTTTCAGTTACAACTTCTTCTCCGGCTTTTCCGGATACTGTGTAATGATTCCCCAGATCCATGAACCGGACACCATCCATAGAGACAACCTTTTTGCCAAACGCTTCCTCTGTATCGGTTTTATAACCAAGCAGTCTTGCAATGGTCTGAATCTTGCTGATCATATCAGTATTCATAAGGAGCGCATCAGCATTGGTTTTCTTGATCAGATTCGAAAGCATTTCATAGAACTGATCCATGTTCGCCTTCACGCTTGTCATGGTAGACAGATCGATCACACTGCCTTCTCCTGTGTTGAATTCAGAAGTGGTGCCCGCCAGCATCTTGTCAAGTCCGTCAAACTCTTTTTCCTTAGTGGTTCCATTACCATTGATCAGCGTGTAATGGAACAGGGAAACTGCTGCCGCAATTTTTTCTTCGAACTGATATGCCATGTTATTCCATTTACCTTCTGCCTTCTTCAGGACACGGTCCATCTCAAAAGCTCCACCGAAGATCTTCAGGATAGCTGTTTTCGGCTCAAGCGTTGCCTGGGATGCAGCGTAATCACTGTTTAATGCTCTGAATTCTGCAGTTGCAGGCAGTTTTTTCTGCATATAGGAATAGGTCAGGGTGCTTCCGCCTCCCGCAGAGGGGCTTACACAGTTATCAAAAGGCAGCATCTGAAGGATTTCAGATTTTCTCAAAAAAATGTCAACAATCTGCTGACTTACTTTGTCGGCCATACCGACTTTCATTTCCGCTAATGTCATAGCCATAAACTTCACCAGTTTAACCTTTCTTTTTAATCATTTTTTTCAAATCTCTGTTGGAGTGCATCTGCAAGTGATTTGGGATCAGACTTGTCACGATCACCTTCATTATCCGGCAATCTGTTATCACCAAGGACTTTCAGTTTCCCTCCACTTGCTGATTCAAACATGTTCGGGAATTGCACCTTCAGTCCATCCTTCAGTGCATCCCAGCCTTTGATATTTCCATTTTCGTCAAGCTCCAGGGTTTCATCTTTTTCGTTCATCTTTTCATTCAGTTTGAATGTAAGATAATCAACATCCACAGCCTTCTCAGACAAAAGTGCGACTTTGATCGCAGATTTCAGCTTGGTTTCCTGCAGTTGCTTCTGAAGATCAGCCACCTCTGTTTCATATCCGATGATCTTTTTCTGCAGTCCTTCATCACCCTTGGTCCCTTTCTTCAGATCTTCGATCAGACCGTTTGCTGTTTTCAGTTCGGTTTCTTTGCCATCAAGTACTGCCTGCAGTGCGTCATATTCCCCCTTTCCGACATATTCACCTGATCCAAGGTTCCCGATCTCGATCTGCCTATCTTTGTTCGCTTCATTGCCGTTGTAGGCATTGATCTTCTCCTCGAACTGTGCAAAGAGTGCTTCACCTAAGATTTCTTTTAAAAATTCCATATCAAGCTCCTTTCTTTTGCCTCGTTTTTAAATGTGGTATCCTCCACTGCAAAGCCTAGTTTAAATGTCATACGGCAGGACATATTTTCGAAGGGATAAACGCCCCCTTCCGGGCAATATAAAAGGCACCCATATTGGATGCCTAATATACAATATTCATCAAAGTTCTGTGCACTAAAAAAGCACCGTGCATCTGCTGCAAAGTGCTTTCTAAATCATATCAAGGATGCTCTCACACATCTTACCTTCATCCGTTACATTATAATCCTCGTCAAACCCAGATGTTTCAAGTCTGTCTGCGACCTTTTCCTCTATGAGAACCAGATCAGCATCAGACAGCTTTTCAAAGTCAACCACTATTCCAATGTTTCTCATGAACTCTATCTGCTTTTCATTAAATTTCATTTCCGGCATCCTTCCTGTATTTTCTTACTGTTGCTTTTCCGGTCTTCCACGCTGTCGGGACATATCCGGTATCCGGATTCACATTGACCGTCACTGTTTCACCTATGAACCTCTGGCTCTTTCTCCCCTGATCATCTACCGAAATATCGCAAATATGCAGTGGATTTACAAAAGCATCTTTGATGTCTGCGATGGAAAGACCTCTTTCATTTATCCTTTCTTCGCAATGCTTCGAGATTCCTGTTATCCTGATTCCATTTGATGTTATGGTGTCTTCAATAACTGTGGTTTCAAGCGCTGTGTAATACGATTTCTTAAAGGAATTATAACTCTTCTCCTCGATTTTTACAAGCTGTGTGGTACCGTCATCTGCAATCTGAACAGGAGCATCCGGCGACCACTTCGTGTAGGCATCTCCTAATGCCCATCTCGCTCTTTGCAGCAATGCACATCTGCAATTACAGTCCTCTGCAGGATCGCCGAATCCGCCTGGCTGCATTGCCTTTTTCCCGGCGACCTCAAACGGCTCATCCAGTTCCCTGATCTGACCATCCAGTTCCCGGTGTGTATCCCTTGTCCTTCCATCCAGAGCAGCATCCCATTGTTTCAGCACATCCGCTCCCTTATCCTTTGCCTTACAACAGACATCCATTGATGCTTTGCACTGGATTCTGTGTGCTTCTGTCCTGGCAATGGTCATGGCTCTGTTTTTCGGGATCGTAGCATAGCCTGCTACATTCCGGGCAATCTCAGCATACATCATTCCATTTGACAGCCCCCGGCTGATTTCCATGGAAATCTTTTTCTGTAGCTCTTTTATATCTTTTCCCATAGCAGTATAAAGTCTTTCAGAGAGTTTTGTTTCCAGCTGAATAGCTTCTACCACCTGCCTCTGGTCAATAGGAAATATCAGTGGGATTCCCTGTCCCTGAAGATCATACATCGTACCAACGAATCCATCTTCATATGATTTCGTGAGATACCCTGACACCGTTTCAAATTCATTGGTATGCAGCGTTTCAAGGATGGCCTCTACCTGTTTTTTCAAAGCCTCCTGGTACTCTACCTGATAGATCACATGCTGCATATCTGCATCCTGTCTTTCCAGCAGTTTTTCTATCCTTTCATTTATTTCAGCCAGTGCATCCTTATAATTAGCTTCGATCTCCTTCAGAACGTCCTTTTCATTATTCAGAAATTGCTGCTGAATCTCTCTCTGCCTGCTATTCATCTGCTGCCACCCCATTCAATCTCCGCTGCGCATCCATCAAGACATTTTCTGCTTCATCCGGATCAGGAAGCCTGTCCTTAATCTCGTCATAGTCTATGTCAAGCTGTTCACATATAAGTTTTATCAGAGTTTCGTTATCGATCTGGGTTGCCAGATTAAGCAGCGTATTGATCTCCGCCTGTCTTGCCTGTGCTTCCGTCAATTTGATCTGTGCATTTTCCTGGACATTTGACATGATTTCATGTTCAAAATTGAAATACACCTGATTCATCTGATAGTCGGTGCCATCCTCTTTGTTGATCTCCTCCAGGACGACCTTAAGGAGCTTCCGCAGGAACTGTTTCAGCCGGATCTCGAGTTTTGAGCACCTTAGATCTAGCAGGGAATATGCCGCCTTAATTGCAATATTGGTTGTGGCATTAGTATCCTTCAGCCCGGAGGTATTCAGTCCCATGCCAAATCTGTAGATATTCTTTTCATCCAGATCAAGCTTTGCTACCCTCGCCTGGTATGGCACATCTACCGTATGGACCTCAACACCGCCTTCATCATCAACACCAATGATCTTCTTGGTTTTCAGATTCTTCTGCAGCTCGTCCAGGTTATCCCCCTGGAATCCTTTCACTACATGGAGTGGGGTGTCAAAGTCAATCAGATTATTGGATAGACTGCTTGCCATCATGTCGTAATCGTCGATCAGATCCTTGACAGGCTTAAGGCTGCTAAATTGCTTTTTGTTATTGTCCAGCCGGAAGAACGGAATATATCCAAAGCCTTCATAGCATATCTCTTTTTTGCCCTCTTCCTGGTACAATACATGCGGCTTGGGATTAATCTGTTCTGATTCATCCAATGCGATTGCTCCGCCATCGCCGCTCTGCACATAATAATAAACCTGTTCAGAATCCCACACCTGAATGCGCTTGATTTTTTTCTGTCCTTTCTCGATCCGGTCAATATACCAGTAGATTACATGTTCCGTGTTGCTGTCCGTATCCTTCGCCCTGATTTCTATTACCCCGATACTATCAGCACACTGGAAAGAAAGCCTGTTTTCCTCATTTTTGTAGCAGTACATATATTCAAATCCTTTTGTCTGGCATCCGGTCAGCACTTCGGACAGCTCCGCTACAAAATTCTCGTTCTCGTTGAAGTACAAATCCAGTTCTGTCTGCAGCTCCGGAATATCTGACCTGATAAATCCATCTTTGCCGGAAAGCATATACTGGACTGCCTGGTCCACCAGTTCTGCAAAAAACGGATGCGGGATCTTGACATTGCTCCTCGTCTTATCTTCCTCGAGGTTTCCGTCTGTGTTGTAATAGAACACTCTGTATTGCCTTATATCGTTGTCCCCGTCATAGTATGCCTGTCCCTTCCTCGCAAAAGTCTTTTTGTCGGAAGATGCATCATCCTGAATGAATTTATTTATTTCTTCTATCGTCAGCACTCTTGCCACCTCTTCTTTCGCTGTAGTCTCACATTTATATGAGCCACTTCTTGTGCTTCCGCCATCCTTCAACGCCGTATCTTAATGCCGCCATAGCATCATCCTGGAATGGTACAGGTTCATCAAGATATTCCCCTGTTTTTTCATCATGTTTCCACTTCCACTGCTGCAGTTCTTTGATCGTATTCACACAAGACGGATCAACCACGATCTGGTGCTGCTTCAGGTAATCAATCTGTGCCTTGACAGATCCTTGTGATCCACCCTTGTCAACACCTTTTGCCCTGTTATATCCTGCTTTCTGCCACATCCTGATTCTGTCCGGTTCTGCGGAGTCACACCACATCTGTTTATTCCTCGGAATGTCAGCCGCCCTTGCAAGCTCTATGATCTCGGATGTGTCTTTCTCGAATACATAGATTTCTTTCGTGATATATATCACATCATCTTTGATCCCAAGTGGAAGTATCGCATCTGCATGGTTGAAACCAAAGTCCTGACCGATTGCAAAATCATCATAGTCAGCCGGATTCTTGGAACATTCACCGATTTTCCAATTATGAAGGATCAGACCACCTATTTCGCCCCATTCCCCGAGGCCGTATATCTGATACCCTTCGGGATCAACGATCTTTCTCCTCTCCATACGCTGCCGGTATGCGTCATCGATAAATCGGTTGCCCAGATAAGTACTGTGATGCGTCATCACATTAGGATCCGGGAGATCAAAAAAGACCTTCTTGATCCAGTGATTCTTGTTCACCGGATTAAAGGTCATCCTGATCTGATAAAATTGTCCTTCCGGCAGCTCCCCTCGCAGACGGTCATCAATGATCTCCAGGTCTGCCTGTGTCAGCTCCGTTGCTTCCTCGCACCATACATCCGTCAGCTTTCCTCTCTGGAATGTAATTGATTTCAGCTTTTCACGCTGTTTATCATCATTCATGCCACGAAATATGATCTGATTACCATTTATCCGGCAGGTAATCTTCAGGGGGGACATATTTATCTGCCAGTATCTGTCAGCCTTGTCTCCGAACATCCGGTATATTGCCCCGGTCAATTCCGCAAATGTGCTGTCACGGTTTGTTATGTCTGATTTTCGGATACAGACAAGGTTCCTTCCCTTGTCCTGCATCAGCCGCAAGATATAATTTTGCGCCGTATCTACGCTTTTCCCTGATCCGGCCGATCCTTTCATCACAATATACCGCTTCCGGCTCCGATCCACTTCCCGAAAACATGGGTTCATCTGAACATTTACATTCATAAGCAATCCGCATCCTTGAATGCCTTAAATATTTTCGGAGACTGGATAGCAAACCAGTCTGTGATTGTTTCATCCATTCCCCAATTTTCCGAGGTTCCGCTACAATTCCACATTCCGGATTCATATAAAAAAGCATGAATGATCTCATGCCTTAATACCTTTTTTCTGTACTCATCCAAATCCTTCACAGAATTTCTATCCGATTCATATTTTGCCAGCTTGATTGTATGAATGGTCTGATCCATACATCCATCAGAATTCTTCGGCATTTCTTTATCCGGAACATCAAAACGTATTGTGTATTCAGTTCCTAAAATGTTAACTTTCTTCATTCTTTTTTACCTCTATCTTCGGGACATACAGTCTGTAAATAGGTTTGCACACCGGACCATTCAAAAATACAGGCTTAAACTTTACATACTTTATCAGCCTATGAAAATGAAAAAGCAGGTACAGCCTCCCTGCTACTGGCCGGATATATTCGACTTCCATCGGTATTCTTTCAACTGCAAATCTTTTAACCTTCATCGTAGTAATTACCCCACAATAGTTCTAAAATAAATGATGGTGTTACAATGATTGCAATTATGCAAAAAACATCATAAAATATTCTGTTCCACTTTTCCCATTTATTCATTTTCGCCGTCTCCATAGTCAATATTGATATTAAGCTCCAGATCTGCATCAAGCTCTACTTTGTCGGTAAACATGCCAAGATGCTTACCAAGCAGTTCCAGAGCCTTCATTTTATCGTTCAGCCTGACTTCCCTTTCTTCAGAATATCCCTTGTCACCGCTCATGGTTTTTACTTTCACAGCCTGGATGCAGGCGAGATCGTCTTCCGTTGCATCCTCCCTGACGGAACCATTTTCAGCGTTAATTACATTTTGCGGATTCACAAACGCTATCCTTGCCAGCTCCTGAATTACACGATCCTGATTGATTCCAGTCCGCTTCGACCGTTCTGCCATTGCCTTGTCAATAGCTTCCCGGATTCTAGTATTTTCTAGTAATTTATTTGCGTTTGTGTCTGTGTACTCCGTCTTTTTATAGCCGGCTCTGATAGCTGCCTGCGTTGCATTCAGGTCGATGAGGTACTCGTCTACAAACCTTTGCTGCTTGGCATTGAGTCTAGCCATCCTGCAACACCACCCTTCTATTGTTGCACCGGTGCAACTCCACGAAAAAAGGCAACGCAGCTATCTGCATTGCCCTGTCACTAATTTATCACGATACTATATTATCACATTTGACATGCGAAATCATGCCATCTTTTACTTTAACTCCCCAATATACCTTCCAATCTGTTCTATGGTCTTAAAAACTATCCTCTTCATTTGTCTCTCACTGTACGAGGCACCACCGATTTTTAGGTAGGGAATCGGTGCTCTGAGACCTTTACTCCAGTACCTGATTCTTATTACCTTCTGTTCTTCTGGTCGAAGAGAATTATATACAAATTCCACTGCCTCAATCTCTTTCTTGATCCGTTCATGGTATACGGATGTCATCTTCAGGGCTTTTGCCTCTGTGACAGACTGTGCCTTATCTCTTTCCTTGCCAGGATCCGACGGACGACTGCTGCCTCCCGCCGGTGATGCCATAATGTCCGATATGTACTCCTCATATTCTTTCTTGCGTTGGGGATACCGTAATAATATAGTTTCGATAATCCTCCAGCTTGCTCTGTTAATTCTCTGCATCGATGCTTTCTCCTTTCTTCTGCGCCGGAGTTGCACCGGTGCAATTATGCCACTTTGTTGTATTTATTCTGCATTTCCTCAATGTCATCCACCAGATAATATTTTACAGTGATCTCTGGGTTGGAATGTCCGAGGAGTCTGCTTACTAACATTACGTCACCTGTTTTGCGATACAGGACGGATGCGAAAGTCTTCCGGTAAATGTGGACCGTTGCGGTCAACCGTGTCACCCCGCCGCAGACTGCCATCTCCTTGACCAGCTTCTCTATGCCGTACTCTCTCATCCGATTATGCGGCGCCCTGTCAGCTAGGAACACTGGATCTGTTCCCGGACGGTTGCCGATGTAATTTTTCAATGCTTTGACTGCTTTGGGGGGCAGCATGCCGGTGCGGTACTTATTGCTCTTCTCTCCCCATATAGTAACCGTTTTATGAATCAGATCCAGATCGGAGATATTAAGGTGTGCTATCTCCCCTACTCTCATCCCCGTACATAACATCAGTTCAAACAGAGCCTTTTCTTTCGGAGCTGCCAATACATCCCTGATGTCTTCTATCTCTTCATCTGTCAGTCGCTTTTTCTGTGCCTGAATCTGCTTGACTTTGTCCACGCCATCTGCGACATTTTTGGTTATATGCTCTTTACGATACGCCCAGGAAAAAAACGTGGATAAATAACGGTATATTGTGGATTTATAATTTTGGCTGATGTGATCTCTGTAAGCCTTTATTGCCAAAAAATCCGTAATATCCTGCGCTGTGACATATTTATAATTTTTCCCGGCATAGTCAAAAAATTCCTTGATGCGCCCGATATATCCTCTGATGGTGGACTCGCTGAGCCCTGCTGCCACGCTGTCAATCCAGTATCGTTTCATCAGCCATTCATTATCATGCTCTTCCACCATTGGTAGTTGCCTGACTGCCGAAATGTCATAGTCCTGCATTTTTACTAAAAACACGATCTTTACTTTGTCAATCTGTTCCGGTGTCAGAATATCATTCATTTCGAAAGCAATGTCATTAATCAGGTCTGTCTTTGTCATAGGCTGTACCTCATTTTCTCATTGCCTACCAGCAGATCCTATGGTATGATACTGGTAAGCAGGTAAGCGGTAGATGTTATCTTTGGTCGGATGAATCTACCGCTGTTTTATTGGCATCGATTGCAGGTTCTCTGCACTTGTCTTTTTATTATGCTTTTTCTATCACTCCTTCGCTAAATTTCAGTTTACCTAAATACTTTGTTCTATATTATCCAATAATTTTATGAGCATATCCGCGGCTCTCTCTGCCTGCTGGTCGTATTCCTTACGCAACGGACTGTCTATAATATTCCCAGCATCATAATGAATCATGGCATGGGACAATTCATATGCAAGCTCATAATTTACTGTTTCCAGTTTCATCTGCGTCCTTATCCCTATTTGATTCTGATTTAGGATAGAGAAACATCTGCTCTTCATGTCAAGTGATCTCACATTCATCTTGTTACATTTTGCAAACTGATAGAGAACATTAAATATCCATATGGGATTTCTCATTTCCGGAATGGTATTTTTCTTCGTCTCTATTGCCGGTGTTGCCTTCTCCAGCAATGCTTTCGGAGTATCCTCCTGCTTATCCTTAAAGTACGCATCCACCAGATACTCGTATGCCTGCCATGCCTTTTCCGTATTCAGACTTTTTGCGTGCATCAATGCTCCTTTTTCCGTCCAGAAGCACACGCTCTTTGCTTGTTTGAAGAGAGTGTGAAATTCACACTCTCTCTTCATCTCTCTTAATTCCTCCCCTTCGATAACAATATAATGCTTGCCGGGAATATACTTATCCCGGTTATACTTGAAGTTCCATCGTATTTTTTCTTCTGTTGTTTCATATGCCTCCGCAATCTGCTTGGTTGTTAATACCCGAATTCCTTTTAACTCAATCTTCTGAATTTCTCCCATTGTGTTTTCCTCCTTTTTACGCCCGTAATGGGCGTATATTTTATATGGAGTATAGCGTACACTTTGGGTGTATGTCAAGTTTTTATTTGGAGGATACAATGTTCAAAGATCGACTTCGTTCCGCACGCATTTACAGAGGTTATACTCTTCAAAAAGCCGCTGACTCCTTGGGAGTTGCCCTACGCACCTATCAAAAATATGAAAGTGGAGAAAGAGAACCTAATCTTTCCATGCTTACAGATATTGCAAATTTATTTGATGTACCTACCGATTTTTTGCTTGGGCGTGATGATTATCTGAACTCTCTCGGAGTTTCCGTTGATGTACCCCAAGAAGGTCCTCCAAGGCATCCCAGACCTCAAAAGAACCCTTAAGTTCCGCATATTCAATTTTCTGATAATATCGCAAGTCGATTCCCAACTTGTCTGCAATCTGCTGTTGGGTTAATCCTGCTGCCTTTCTGGCTTCCTTTAAGTTCTTTCTCATATGTACCGCTCCTCCGCTAAGTCCTAAATGATTTTAATTTTGCTCTGGAGACGATCTGCCCAGTACTCGGTTATCTTGTACTTAAGGCACTCGTCCCTCCACATCTCTCGTCCTGTCTTGCCATCCCAGTGAATGCAATCATCGCAGTTAAAGCACGGTTCATCCATCTCTCCCTGGCAATGGTCAAAACATTCTGCGCTATTAGCACAGTGCTCACAGATACACCCAATGCAGCTCATGTCATTTCTCCGCTAAATCCTAAAATATGTTCAGTTTCTTCTTAAAATCTTTAATATATCCTCTATTCCTTGCTGATATCCATTGTAAAAATTCTGTGCTTTTTGAACTTCGGCATTACACTTAATGCTTGCATTATGTTCCAGTTCATTCGCTTTCCGTTCAATTTCTTCATACTCTTTTTTATCCATCTACTTTTCCTCCGTTAAATCCTAAGTTAGCCTATCTATTTTCTTTGCTATTGCCCTTATATTATCGAGTACATGATCGCAGCATTTCCAGATAAGCCAACTGCAATCTCCATCTTTTTCAGCATTCATTACTTGTGTTATTATAGATATATTTTCATCTGGTAATCTTTCGGCAATTGAATCCCATTTAGTAGAGTCAATCCACCTTTTAAATCTTGGCTGATAATATCTGACTTCTTCATTTTTTACTTTCATGTATTCTCCTAAGTTAGCTTATTAACCTCTGTCCACATTTCGGACAGTATTCATCGCTCACTTCTGCGTCATTGCATCCGTTTTCCTCTAAACAGTTGGGGCAGATGTATTCGTCCACATGGATCTCGCAGACTTTCATTGGAATCTGCTTCTTAAGAGCCTTTATTCCCATTTGTGCAGCTGCATAAGTCTCATCTGCCACAGGGCAGCAATGCCAGCTATTCAATTCTTCTATTGCGTCGCTAATTGGAGTAATATCCATAAGTCCAGCAACCTGATCCGTCACTTGTCCTGTGTACAACGCATATTCGTTCATAATTATTTGGATTATGCAATTACCACAGTCACCTGTACATGACTCTGATCCCTCACACGGCATCTCTACAACATACGGAACACTTTTCCGTCCGCGGGGCTCCAGCGGCTCCTCGATGATCTTGTGTTCTGTTTTGATGATAGTGCCTATATGTACATTATGGATTTGCGGCGCAGGATCCGGCAAAAGATTGTTGTCTCCTTCCTGGACGACTGCTGCCTCTTGGTATCAGCGGCCGCCCCGTGGCTTCGTTTACAGTGTCTATTGTGATTCACTTTATCCAAAAGGCTTATTGATTTTTCTGGGCTGCCAGTGCTTTCTGTACGGCAGCATAGTAATTATTCACTCCGGCAATAAGTATCTCCGTCTCGGTCTTTCCCATTTTTTCTGCGCAGTACTCTAATTTCCGCTTTTCCTCCGGAGTCATCCGTATGATCTTGCTTATTGTTCTGCTTTTCATCTCTGCGCTCCTATTGTGTATATACAAATTTGTATATACATTATCCCCACTTGTTATAAATCAGGGCTTCCTCGCTCCAATCCGGGTAGTGATCCTGCAAATACGCTCGGAAGAGTTGCAGCATCTCCTCCCGTCTGCCCTTGTTGCCGTTATCCAGCATCTCATGGTGGCTCTGGCAACCCAGGGCTCCATTTTGTGGGATCCCGAGTCCGCCACGGGATCTCGGGATATAATGCATGATGCTGCTGTCCGTACCAGGTGACGTCTTCCATGTGATATTCCATATGGCAAAAAATGCACTGGTACAGATCCCTCTCCTTGATGATCTGACGGGATGCGGCATTAAACTCCCGCGCTCTCGCCTGTTTCGATTTCTTCGGCACCCCGCCCGCCTCCTTTGCTGAGTTCTTCCAGTCTATCCAGATAGCCGGAGATATCAGACAGCTGCTGTCTGGCAGCAACGATCAAATCCATCTCGACATATCGTACCAGGTTCTCCACGCTGCCACGGATGGACTGACGATAAGCTGTGCGCTGGTCTCCCTCGTCCGGACAATATTGCGGAAAGTCACTTTCAAGATCTGTCTGCCCCGGTACCTGCTCTTCCGTGACCATGGTGTCGGTATTCTGTTTCTGTTCAGATTCCCCGGAGCATGAGTCAGTTACCTGTGTTTCCGGCTCTTCCGGTGCCGGATCCGGTGCGGCTCCCGGGATGGTCATCTGCTCCGGCTTCTTTTCCGGTTCCTTGGGCTTTTTCTTCGGTTCCGTGTTTGCTTTGGTCACACGGGATTCCTTACGCTTTTCCGGTTTCTTTTCTTTCGGAGAGTCGGTCGGTTGCACCGGTGCAATTTCCGGTTCTTCCGGAGTCAGGTCCTCGCCATATAACATCTTGTACTGCTCCTCAGGACTGCTGCCTCCATCTACGAGTGACCGTACTGCAAGGCATATCTGATCTTCTGTGTATTTACTCCGCTCCAGCGTCTTCAAATTCACGATGGTAGCTCCATCAGAATTAACAATGATCTGCGTGCGGCGCTCTCCCGGGATCCGGACGGTATACACTGCGTCTCCCTGTGGAATCAGTACATCCATGATCTCTGCATTATTTCTGTTTCCACTTGCTGTTTCCATAGAGCATACCATCCACAGCTTCCGGAAGAGTTCTTCCTGCTCTTTCCCCAGCTGCCAAAAGTTTCTGTACAGCGGTGATCCCTCCGGCGGAATCATCGGCTTGTCCGTGACGGCTGCTGCCTCTGCCTTCTCGATCTCGACCTCGATGTCGGATACCTGACTTTCTGCTTTTACCTCTGCCTGGATTTCCTTAAGCTCGTCTTTTGTAAGCGTTTTAGGCAAAACTTCATTGATTTCATCCGGAATGGTCAGCATTACGGCCAGCTTGGAACTTCCAATACCTCTGTACTGCTGTTTCAGCTGCTTTGAATTTCCACCTTCAGAAAAACGCCTGTTAATATTCATGAACCGACTTGCCTGGGATGAATCCACACCATACTCTGCATAGGCAAACTCCTCCATGTTTTTATATCCACTGGCTCTTAAAACATCTGTTTCTACTGCCTCTCTCAGCAGGTAGCCGATTAGCACAAATTTTTCTGCTGCCTGCGCAAATGCTCCGTCCAGCTCCTGCTTATATTTCCTGTATCTTTCTTCATAACTCATGATTTCTTCCATCAGATTACCTCCATCAGATCTTCCGCCAGTCCCTCCAGGACCACAGTATTATTCTTTGCCTTCAGTTCTTCTATGTTTTTCTGCCGCAGGATCTCACTCTGCGCTGCATATTCATGGTCCTGCTTGCTCATACGCTTACGGATCACTTTCTGCCATTCCCGCAGGAACGGCTTGATCTCCTCAATGCCCGGCTCTTCGTCGTATGCCCCGCGGTGCTGGCGGATTGTTCCTCCCGGTTCTACCTCTATGGTATAAAAAGGCTTGTCCGGTGACGACTGCTGCCGCAGGAAACAGATATACGTCTCTCTGCTGACAATCCGGTCAAAATACCGCTCTGTATTGCCAACACAGTGATGCAGCGCCATGCCCTCCGCCGTAATCTCCATAAAATCCCTGGGAACCACAATACAATAGGTGTCATTCTGATACTCAAACTTCTCACTGATCTCGGAGAGGATATCCTCATATCCAGGATACTTGTCCCTCATCTCCTCCGCCTGCTTCCTTGCCATTTCCGCATTTCTTTTTCTTTCAAATTCTTCCTTGTGCAGTTCCACTTCCGCATTCACTTCATCGTGCCTGCGCTTCAATTCCCTGGGGCGGTGTACCAGTGCATCATCCATGTGTTTTCCCAGCGTTCGTGACATGGACAGATAGTCCTCGTACGGATTCCATACATCCTGGATCTTCATTTCTGGATACGATTCCTTTTTCTGCCGGTTCAGGTAATTCATAAGCTGTTCCGGTGACATGTATTCTCCGGCGAGAGACTTATCATAGTCCTCCGGATCAATTCTGTTTTTTTCTGTCCATGCGATAAATTCTGCCGACAGCTTTCTTTCTTCCAGTTCTGACCACTGCATCCAACGTAGCATCTGCATTCCGCCGTTTTCCTGCCGCAGGCGGTTGATCAGCTGCTTGTCATCTATCAGTAAGATATCTTCCATGCATTCACCGTTTACTTCGATCGTTCTCCCCGAATACCCGCCCCAGTATGTAATACACTGTGACAGTTCATCCAGGAGCCGGTAAAATCTTCCCTTGGCCATATACTCTGCGATACCGGTAAATTGCTTATTGCTTTCCACAAGCAATCCATCGTAAAATGCCTTAATCCCCATCTGTGCCAGCATCGGCATGACATCTGACCAGGCTTCGTATGCAGTATCCTTCAATCCGGCTTTGATTCCTTCCGTATCAGGATACAGATAGGATGTATGCCAGCGTCTGTTTTGCGGATTGTGGTCGTGCCATCCGCACCAGTACACATCACAGTAGTAATAGATTTTCATAATATCCTTTGCTCCGCGGAGCATCATCAGGCGGATCTGTTCATCCAGCTCTGTATCTCTCTTTCCTGTTCTGGACCAGTCCACCGTTACCTTAAAATGTCTCTCCACTCCCTGTTTTTCATCCACGTCATGGATCATCGTCAGCCATCCGATTGTTTGGATTCTTCCCCTTGTTTTTTCCACCGTCAGGTCATGGCCACAGAGAGGACATTTGATCTGTTTACGATGTTTTACCGGGGTGCCTACTGCCTCTTCTTTAAAATCCCCGTTGCATGCGGTACAATGGCAGGTCTTGTCCTGCTTGTTATAAAAGGCATATTGCAGATCTCCTACCAGTCTCTCGGTGATCCAGTCATATACCCTGAGTCCCGGCTTCGGACACTTATTCATGAGATCTCTGATTCTCTGTTCTTTCCGGTCTCTGGCACGTTCCCTCTTGTCCGCACTGTAGTCTTTTTCCATCCGGCATATCCTCCGCAAGGGATCGCTGATCCAACTGTAATCATGCATCGGAACAAACTTCTCCAGTTCTTTTGCCTGTTCTTTTTCCAGCCAATCTCCCTCACACGGTTCCGATCCCCAGTAACATCCTCCAAATCCTTCCGTGCAATTTGTCAGATTGGTCTGCTCTTTTTTGCCTGTTCCGACGTAATAGGTGCCGTATTCCCATGTTTTCCGGTCTACGGCGTGTCGGCAGATATTTACTTTATTTTTCCAGATGTCCATGATCAGGTACTGGTCCGTCGCCTGAAAAGTGATCTGGTTTTCTTTCTTCCTTCTTTTTGTCCGTGGTATCAACGGTGCTTTCAGTATCTCTCTCCACTTCATGCCTGCTGCCTCCTCTCCGCTTCTGCCAGGGTGTCCAGTGTATACCAGATGCCTGGCAGGATGTTCTTTCCGTCCACATCAAACAGTTTTGCCGCGACAATCTTTCCGTTCTGTTCTGCGATCAGTCCCAGGTGGGCTCCGATGCATCCGCTTACTCTTGGACTACTGCCTCTGGCTATTGCGATTCCATCCGGTATTTTAATGTCGGCTGTCTGTTCTGCGACACACAGCATATGTCCGCTTTTCTGCCACCCATTTCTCTGTGGATGGTGCAGCATGTACAGCATGGCTTCCCTGGCTATGTCACGGTTATCCAGTTCTTTCTTCAGTGTCAGTCTGGTGCATGCGATACGCGTATTCGTTCCGTCCTCTGCAATATCTCCTACTGCGGCTGCTTTGAAAAACCTGTTTCCGCGTCCCAGAGAGTAGTAGCCGGTACAGTCAAGTACGTACTCGCAGGCATGGAGACCGGTATCACCGCACTTTGATTTTTCTGCCGTAGCCGGTACACCCAACTCATACTGGAATGTTCCCTGTCCCATCGTGCAGGTCATGTCATTGTTCGTTGCCTTGTATACGATCATTTCTTTTCTCCCATGTAATAATCCAGCACAATCTTTTTCAGTTCATCCCTGCCACACATGCCGATCTGTCCGGCACTCTCCGGCAGTCCTGCTGCCTTTGTGATTCTCCGGTCAACCGTTACGCGGTTTTTCGATGCCAGCTTCAGCCCGGCGGCCAGTACATCCAAGAGTTTCTTATCCGGATTAAATACCGCATTTGCCAGTGCAGCTCCGCCTTCCTCTTTGTGCTGCGCCGGGTACTCTAATAACATCTGCACTACAAACTCCTTCCAGTCCTTCATCTGGCTCTCTAACTTCAGGTCCTGTTCTTCCATCTTCAGTTTTCCAATAGCTGCCATCGTCTCATTACAGAGTGTCTCCTCCGGATCGTCGCTGTCCATGTAGTCCTCGGCATCCTCTTTCTCCAGTCCGTTCTCGGTGGCCAGTCCGATCAGCGCTTCCAGGTCTCCCTCTGCCTTCTGGGCGGCTGCTGCCCTGTTCAACTCCTCTACGGTATTAAATATTCCAAATTTCTTTTCCATCTCCGTCTCCTTTCCCGGTTGCACCGGTGCAATTTTTCAAAAAACGTATCATTCTGGTGCGATTTCGTTTCATTTTGTAATAAGCTGTTACATTTTCTTGGCAAAATGTTATATTTTTCTATTCTCGGTAGCATCTTCGGAATAGTCTCTAGCATAAGTCACCTACTCATACTTTCAGCTTTTCGGCACTTCTGTAAAAATGTCTTTTAATGCCCGTTTCAGCGGCATGTTAAAGCGCATCCATTCGGCATACTCATGTTTCTCACCTTCCGCCAGCAGGATATGTCCGCCTTCCTCTACGTCCTGGAGGAGCATTTCCCACAAGACCGCATTCTTCACCGGATTGCCCTTAGCGCTCTTCCAGCCATCGTGCTGCCACTTCTCCGGCCAGTGCTGTGTGATGGCTGCTGCCACGTTACTGCACTCTGTATGGATCACTACGGTGCAGGCATAATGGAGACGTTGCAGGGCATCCCGGATGGCACGCAGGACAGACTCGCTCTCCGTGGTATTGTCATACTCTACGATCTGCGGCGTCGCCTCGTAGTCACTGCCGTTCTTGCGCTTTGTCCTCATGATGTACATTGCCCGGCCGGAGCCCTTTGCGGATCCCCGGAGAGTCGTGCCTATAAAGATATCCACTACTTTCAATTCATTTTCCAATTTATCAACACCTCCTTACCCTGTTCGGCGGTTTCTTCCGCTCCTGTGTTTTTAACCTGATCAATGTGTAACTCCTGTATAAAAATCCCGTGACCGGATTGATGCCCTCATGCATCCGGGCTATGTAATATCCCTTTGGCGGCTTGACCTCCGGCTTCCAGCGGACCAGCTTGTCCTCTTTCGGTTCCGGAAGCGGCATATTACGGCTGGGATTGTAGGAGGACTCCGCAATTCTGGGCTTGCCCGGTGTGCCGTCCGCCTTGATCTCCGCTGTGTGCTTATCCTTGGTCAGGTAATTCGCCAGCTGCTCCATGTCATCCCCGTTAAATTTGCTGTTCCGGATCTCCGCCACGTAGGTACCTCCCTTGGTCCATGCCTTGGTTACAATGGCAGCCGCATCACCCTCCGGTGTCTGCTTGATCACAAGGTGGATATGCCAGGCTCCCTTGGTTCCACGCTCAATGTTGCGGATCCAGTGAAACGGTGCTCCTCTCAGCCGGTAGATCTTTCTAACCTTTTCCATCGCCGCCTGAAAGTCCTTCAGCGCTCTTGTCATATCTGGCGGACGGTTCCCCACCTCATAGGTCCATGTGATAAACAGATCTCCCGAATCAAAGTACTGGATCAGCCGCCACCGGCACAGCCTCGCCTTATTCCTCCGGTTGATCAGCCGCACCTGTTCCTTCGTAGGCTTCTCCTTCTTCTGCCGGGTCTTACCCTTCCCCCCATAGTTCCCGTCATGGTACTCTTCCACGTCCAGGACATCCCCATGCTTCAGTCTCATTTTCTTTCTCTTAACCATGGTCTCTGTATCCTAACTTTAATATCTTTATCAAGTGCGCAGGGGCTTTAAAAAGCCCCATTTTTCTTGACTTTTTTAGTCCACAGAGTTACAATAATCTTGTTTGTATGTGTAGCTCTGTGAGCTGGCCGGCATCGCCAAATGCCGGCTTTTTTATTGCTCCGAATATGCCGGAGGCACTATGTAACTGCTCTGCGACCAGTAATGCCTTTTCTGCGGATTGCTCAGCAGATATTCCACACCACGGATGTCCTCGTCATACTTTTTCAGTGTCCGCTGGAAGTCTGCTCTTTCCCGTTGTAGTCGGTCCAGGATGACACTCACCGCCTCATCTGTCACGGTGATGTAATGGATGCCGTTGTGCAGCTCTACTCGATGTGCTGACCGGTATTTTCGGAGGACATAGGACATTACCTCGTCTGCCTCATGCGGGATCATTATCCTAAGCGGTTGCGTTGGTGTCTGCTCCAGCATCTGCAATATCTCCTGTGCTCTCTCTTCTCTCACCGGTTATGCCTCCTCTCAGCTTCGCTATCCTCTGCTCCATAATTCGTGCCCTCCGGCGCTTTTCCTGCCATTTTTCGGCCTGATTTTCCAAAAAAAGCAAAAAAATAAAAAGCACTGCCGCCAAGCCCATGACAATGGCGATCTGCTCTCTTACTTCTGTTGTCCCAAAAACATCCCGCAAAACCCACGCTCCGAGGAGTGATATTACAATATCTTTATACATCTGTATCCCCTCCATATATCTGATCTCTCAGTCTATGTATCTGGATTATCCTTTCATTGCAAAGATCCTCCATCACTTCCAGTGTGCTCAGCAATGACTGCTCCTGCTTGTCATTCGTCGTAATGATCTGCAATCCTTCAAAGTTATAATATTTAGCCTCCGGCACTTGCTGTTTCACTTCATCATAGACATACCCGGCTAGTTGCGAATTGCTGGCTTCCCAGTATTTGTGACCGTCTTTGTTTTTCACAACTTCCTTGGCATAATGCTTAATCAATTCCATGTTTATCCCTTTCTGATCACGCTCTCTGCGTGGTGCCCGGCACCGAGCCGGACACCACTTGAACAGAAGATCCAAAGGATCGATCCTATGCCGCTATAGCAGTGACGACACAGGATACGGAGGTGTGGTGCTGTCAGATGACACCACGCACAAAGCGTGATCTATTATGCTTGTCCATGCCCTCTACGTGATGCCCAGGTGGGGAAGCCTGGACACACACGCTAATTGTGTAAAAGGGGAGTGTGGTGTTGGGAATACACCACGTACAGGGCACGGAATACCTGTGGTTACGCTGATTCCTCTTTCTTCTTGGCTGCATACCCCAGAGTCTTCAGACTCTGTTCATTCAGCCGTAAGGCAATCTCTGCCTTTTTCATGGGATCCATGTCATCCAGTGACAATACCTGGTCCCCGATGTGGATTAAATTTACAATCCGCATATGTACCTCCTGACTGCTTTTCTACAGCTTATGGTGCCATGGTTGTCTAAGTTGCATTTTCTAGCTGGAAGATTGCCCACCGCAGCGCTGCCTTGGTGTCCTCGTCAATATCATCACGCTCTAGCAGAGCATATAATCTATCGATTCTCTCCATTCCTACTGACTCCTTCCCTATTGCACTTCGATTCTCCGAAACAGCTTGTTCGATAAATCGAAGTGCTCCAAATATTGAATCCGCCTTTCTCTTTTCATATACTATACTTGCAGGCTGTTGCAGCAGCCGAGTACGAAAGAAAGGAGAACAAAAAATGAGTAATTCTGATTTATTCACATTCCCATCAAATAGGACTGAAGCTCTTGCCTGCCTTTTCGTCCAAAAGAAACAGTATGATAATCCATCTCCAGAGGATTTAGCTAAAGATTATATGGATGCATACAAACGTATTCACAAATTTTTTAGTGACAATCGCGAATCCTCAAATTGGAAAATCTAAAACATCGTTTTGGCTCTTGCGGACACCAGCTCTGCAAGAGCCTTCGTCTTTTCGGTGATCTCATTCTCCATGTCATTACCTTCATCGATACGCTTTTTGATATGCTCCGCCAGTGCATCGATCAGTTCATCTACTTTGTTCATTGGTTATTCCTCCTTCCTAAAAAGTTCATTGGCATCTACCCCTAAAACATTCCTATACTCCGGCCAACATTTGTGATACAATTTGTTCACAATCAAATTGTAGGAGGTGCATTTATGGATTTCGTTTCATCACTTTTCGACAGTGTTCAAGCCAATTCCGACTATCTTAATTTCATTGGCATTCTTCTTGCTGCCGCCGTTTCCATATACATTTTCAAAGGTGAGCATTCTCTCTCATTTGCTCAGGAGCAACATAACAATCTCATTTCCCCACTCTTTGATCTTTTAGAGCCTGTCCTCTTTCAAAAAGTAGATCCTGCTGTCCTTCGAAGAGCTATTAAGCTCATCAATGAAAGTCGTAATATTGCTGACGGAAAATTGTTGGAGCTAAGTTATTACTGCGAAAAGAATCCATCTCAATCTAATTACAACCACCTGTGTTCCTATGTGAATAGGCTCTATGACCGTTCTTGCAAAAAACTTGGTTTAAAACTCAGAAGCTATTCCTATCGGATTAACCGCAAGCAATATATGCATATTTCTTTCTTCATTTGTTATATAGTTCTGCATATAATCGCATTCCTATGCATTTACCTGTTGAGTATAGGCGCTATTCTTGGCATCGTTGCTTATCTGTATTATCTCTTTAGCTCGCTAAATGACATTTTTCAGATTGGTGGGCTGTTATTACTTTCAGTTATCCTCTGGGCGGGAATCAAGCTATCGGATAAGCTCTATTAACACTCCATCCAGTCCATAAGAATGGTATACAAAAAAATTGCTGCCGCAAAACCGCATATGTCACCCAGATAATATTTCACTATTACAGCAACGACCAATATTACCATCATGGCTACGATTCTTTTTAGCCATACTCCTATCCACATTCCTGCTGCCTCCTTTACTGTTTCGGTTCTCCGAAATAACTCGTTCGATAAATCGAAGCGATTTTCTTATTGAACCTTATCTATCATTTACTTATACTGTACTTACAGGCTGTTGCAGCAGCCGAGTACAAAGTTAATAAAGGAGATTTCTATGAAACTAGAACCCAACTGCGTTCGCGATGTCCTAATTATGTGTGAAGATACCCCATTTCTTTCAGAAAATTTGCAGTGGAATCCTGTTCGTCTCTCTTTCTTCTCACAAGAGCTCTATCAATATCCTAAAAATCAAATTGCTTACACCATCTTGCAACTAACCAATGCAAATTACATTGATGCTCATGTTTTAGATTCTGATGAAGGCATTATCGATATCATTGTCTATGGACTGACTTATTCCGGACATGAGCTTATCGATACGATCAGACCTGAAAAAGTATGGTGTAAAATAGGAAAACTCTTCGATGAAATCGGTAATATGTCCTTGCCTGTTCTTCAGGATATTGCCAGTCATTTTCTCATTGAACTGCTTAAATAACATTTATTCTGACAGCAAATCTGCCAATCGGTTCACAACTTCTTTGAGTTGATTGGCTTTTTCTTTAATGAATTTTTTCTGTCGTTCCGGTTCCATCTGCCTCGTTTTATATGTCAGATCAATAAAAGCCAATGCTATTTTTTCTTTGATATCTTTTTGAACTATCATGTCAAACTGGTCATCTATCTTATTCACTCCTGCTGCCTCCTTTCAATCTCTCATACCTTCTGTTTCCACAATTTTTATTTCAATTTCCACAATATATTGATATCTGATTACTTTTGTGCATATATATTGTTTTTTATCTTGACATATGAACATTTGTTTACTAATATGTTATCAGAACTAATGTTCTTTGCATTGTTTGTTGTGTGTACCTCTTTCAAAGAAAGGTAGGTGCTTATATGCCCAAACGAGTTAGTGTTACACAGGAATCACCCACTGGAAGAAATACAAACTTCCATGATAATTTCACCGGCGCAGATATGACTCGCGCACAATTTGTACATCAAATCAATAATGGTATTTATGAAAACTATCACGTTAGAAACATCAATGGTGTAGCTACCCCTGTTTCTAATCCTGATGCTTCCAGCCGAAACAACCTCGGCTAATTTTCAACCGGTACACACACAACCTTGCAGCTTTTTTCCTCGATGATATTCTGATCCGTAATGCTTACAAGCAGATTGTCATCTGCATCTGTCACAATAATTTCAGAATACTCACTGTCTCCGATCTTCATTGACTATTCCTCCTTCTTAAATAGTTCATTGGCATCTACCCCCAAAACATCCAATATCGAAGCAATGTCTATTGCTCTCATAAGCTTTCTTCCTTTTAACATTGCATTGAACTCTTGCGGTGTAAAACCAGCCTTCTGTGCAATGGCTGACTGTTTCAGATTTCTTTCCTTTATGATGTGATTTACATTCTCCGCAACAATGCTGTTTGATGTAGCAATATCAAGCAACTTATTTTCCTCCTTTCTGTGATAAGTTTCTTGTTAATTCATAGTCTATGATAAGTTTCTTATTTTGTCAATACTGTTTTTACAAATTTCTTATCATTTATATTGACGTGCTAAGATTTTTGTTATACCATACAATTAAAAGAACTCGAAGGTAGGTGTTGAAATGAGTATAGGAAGTCGGATAAAAGAACTTCGTGAACGTAATGGGTTGTCAAGAAATGAATTGGCTACCATGCTTGGTGTAACAGTTGGTGCTATTTCTAACTATGAAAATGATGTTAGTTCACCAAAGGAGCCCATTCTATTTAAAATTATTGAAGGTCTAAATTGTGATGCTAATTATCTTTTTCAAGATTCTGTAAAAATAACGACACAACAAAACGATGTTACGCTGGCAGAATATGACCATATAAAGAAATACCGTGATCTCGATGACCATGGCAGAGAAATGGTAGATTTCACACTGACCAAAGAATGGGAACGCTCCACCGCAGAGAAAAAGGCTGGCAAGGTTATTCCACTGGCGGCTCCTGCTGCCTCTGCTTTAAATCTAAATGCGGCACATGCAATTTCCGTGGCTTCCGCAGCAGATCAGAAGCATGACGATGATATTATGGATGATGAGAACTTCTAGTCCATTACAACTATGATGAGGTGATTTTATTTGACTACATACACAGATTTACTGATAGAGGCTGATAAACAGCACCTGATCACAAAAGAGAAACCGCTGATGGCAAATTGCGGACGAATAAAAGGAAATCGGATCGCTATTAAACACGATCTGGATGAAACCGAAAAGAAATGTACGTTGGCCGAGGAGCTGGGGCATTACCACACTACCGTTGGTGACATTATCGATCAGTCCTCCGATGCCAACCGCAAGCAGGAGCTCCGGGCACGTCTCTGGAGCTACAACAAACTGATCGGGCTACACGGCATTATCTCCTGCCACAAGGCACACTATACTACCTCTTATGAGATGGCTGATTACCTGGGTGTCACGGAAGAGTTCCTGCAGGAAGCCCTGCAATGCTATCGGAGCAAGTACGGTATCTGCGTGCAATATGATAATTATGTTATCTACTTCGACCCGATAGTTGTGTTGGAGCTGATATAGTTGCACCGGTGCAATTTTTCAAAAAATATAAATTTTAGGAATAACTTGACAAGGCTTGAGCATAATGGTACTATTTCGCTAATTAGCGAATGACTGGTGTCCGGTCGCAAAAGAGTCTTGGAATTGTATTCCAAGGCTCTTTTTGCATACAAAGGAGAATTGTAATGAACGAACAAGAATTTGAAGAACAGTTAAATGCTTTGCACGACCGTGTGCTCTCGAAAGCTCTTTCTGACGAAGAGAAAAATAATTATACAGAATCACTATTTGAATCTATTCGTCATGTAAATGAATATGGGCAGGAATTTTGGTATGCCAGAGATTTACAAATTGCTCTGGAATATACTGAATGGAGAAACTTTTGCAAGGTTATTGATAAGGCAAAAGAAGCCTGTCGAGGTAGTAATAATGCGGTGTCTGAACATTTTGTTGACGTCAACAAAACATCGCCTATGCCTAATGGTGGTACAAGAGAACTTATTGATATCGAATTGTCCCGCTATGCGTGTTATCTTATTGTACAGAATAGTGATCCTAGAAAAAAGGTTATTGCACTTGGACAAACCTACTTTGCAGTAAAAACCAGACAGCAAGAACTAATTGAAAATTATGAAAATCTTTCCGAAGATCAAAAACGTATCGCCATCCGGCAGGAAATGAAAGAGCATAATAAAATGTTGGTAGCTGCTGCCAAAGATGCTGGTGTAGAAACCACCCTGGATTATGCTATATTTCAGAATTACGGATATATGGGACTATATGGTGGGCTAAAGGCTAGTGACATAAAGGAGCGCAAAGGCTTAAAGAAATCACAAGACATACTCGATTACATGGGATATGAAGAATTAGCTGCCAACCTCTTCCGTGCTACTCAGACGGAAGCAAAACTTCGCCGTGAAAATATTCAAGGCAAGCGGGAAGCGAATAAAACCCACTTTGAAGTTGGTAAAAAGGTGCGTGATACAATTAAAGATCTGGGTGGCACAATGCCGGAAGATTTACCTACACCGGAAAAAAGTATTCAACAATTAGAGAGAGAGCAAAAGAAAAAATTGAAATAAAAAATCAGCCCCAGTGCGCCAACACCGGAGCTGATCCGATCTTACCGGGAATTCCCGTATAAAATCACCTTGAACAAGTGAATTTTATCATTTTCCCGGACAGATTGCAATGCAAACATATGTCCGGGCATTTTTATGCCCATTTTTCCGTACATTTACTTAGGAGGAATGTGCAATGGCCAAGAAAGTGATACGTAAATCTGCCGAGTCCACGGACCGGATTCGTACCGGTGCTGCATATATCCGTGTCAGTACCGATGATCAGCTGGAGTATTCCCCTGAGTCCCAGTTGGAGGAGATCAAACGATACTGCCTGCAGCATAACATCCTGCTGCCGTCTGAGTATATCTTTGTCGAAGAGGACGGACGCTCCGGCCGCAAGTCCAGTAACCGGTATGCTTTCCAGAATATGATAGCAACGGCCAAGACAAAGCCGAAGCCCTTCGATGTCGTTGTTCTGTGGAAATTCAGCCGGTTTGCCAGGAATCAGGACGAGAGTACTTTCTACAAATCCATGCTCCGGAAAAAGCTCGGCATCGATGTAGTATCCGTCAGTGAGCCGCTGATCGATGGCATGTATGGCCGCCTCATTGAAATGATCATTGAGTGGCAGGATGAGTTCTACTCCGTCAACCTCTCCGGGGAAGTCCGCCGTTCCATGCTCTCCCGCGCCCGCAAGGGTCTCTATAATGGTAAGATGCCACTGGGATACACCAAAGCCCCGAATGAAAATCCTGTCATTGAAGAGCAGGAGGCTGCCATTGTCCGGAAGATCTTTGATATGTACGCCTCCGGCAGTGACATCAATTACATCACCAGAGATCTGAATGACCATGGATACAAGACAAAGACTGGCAAGCGTTTTGATCAAGAAGGTGTGATCTACATACTGGAAAATCCATTTTACATCGGCAAGGTACGTTATAACATGCGGGAATCCAGTGCCACCAGTACCCTGCGGGATCCCGAGGAATGGATCATCAGTGACAGCTACCATCCCCCGATTATCGATCAGAATACCTGGGACATCGTCCAAGAGCGCCGGGAGCGCAGCAAGAAGATCATGCAGCGCTATGAGCATCCGGTCTCCCACACGAAGCACTGGCTGTCCGGTCTCGTAAAATGCCCTATCTGCGGCAAGTCCCTGTCCCACAAAGAAGGTTATCCCCGGAAAGCACCTAACGGCAGTACTTATATCTCTGGCGAGGGCTTCCAGTGTCTCGGATACATAAAAGGGCTTCATGCAGGCTCACAATACATCTCGGCTAAGAAACTTACCGGTGCCGTAATATCGTCGCTCCATGAGGTACTGGAGAGCGTCACGGACGTATCCTTTGAACTTGTCCGCACCTATGAGCCGACTGTAGAGCTGGACAGGCAGCGTTACCAGCGTGAACTGGCTTCCCTGGATCGTAAGCTGGAACGCATCAAGGAAGCATATCTGAATGAAATTGATACTCTGGAAGATTACAAGCGGAATAAAGAGATGATCGAGAAGCGCCGTGCAGATTTGGAAGCTCTGCTCTCAGAGCTGACGACTGCTGCCTCCGGTCCCGAGAACTACAAAGAGCAGTTCTTAAGCCGTGTACAGTCTGTCCTGGATATCATCGAAAGTGACGCACCGAATGATCTGAAAGCGGAGGCCCTCCGGGGCATTGTTCGTAAGATTGTGTTCTACAAAGATACAAATACCCTTGAATTCCACTATTACCTCATGGTAGAATAACTGCTGGAAGCCGCATAAATGCAGGCTTTGTGATATAGTAGCCGTATTTCCGACCATCCCCCACCGTGACCCGCATCCAACACGATCAATGGCATAAAAAACTCCCGCATATCTTTTTGTTTCATGATATGCGGGAGTTTTCCCTTTTAGATATTCTTTTGTCTACTTTAAAAGTCCTGCCGTCACTTTCTGCGGGATCACAAATTCCGGGGCTCCCATATAGCCGGGAGCCACCTCGTATTCGTCAAAGGCAATGACCAGTTCTCCACTTTCATTAAAATAAAAATTCGTCTGCTCCGTAATACTCTGGAAGTTGAATTCCGTCATGTCTTCATCATCCAGAAAATAGATCACATCTTCGTCCGCCACCATCTGCTCCCGCATCTGGGTCTTAATATTCTCACTGATCACGGAGATATAATCGCTTCCCTCTGCAAACAAATCCGCCAGTGCCACCACATTTCCTGTCTGTTTATCGATCGTATAAAACTGATTATGCTCGTAGCCGCTGGCTTCCGTCTCCAGAACGCTCAATTTTACAGTGTAATACTGTGCATTATCCGTAACAACCTCCTGAGACACATGCAATCCATGATACCCTTCCTCTGATAAGGTATCCTCGAACTGGCGGATCAGCTCGTCTACCGTGGTCTCCATATCCTGATTGATCTCCTGCACACCGTCCTCCGACAGTTTTGCCGTGGCGGCCTCCTTCCCGGTGCCTTCCGTACTTCCGGCATCCATTCCTTCCGGAGCCGCTGCTCCCACTGCCATTTCTCCTACTGGAGAACCTTCTCCCGCGGGAATACCTTCCCCCGTATCCTCTCCATAGGTGATCTGTGCCAGTTCAATCTCCGCATCATGGTTTTCATCACTGTAATTGTACTGCCGCACCGTCACCAGTCGGAAGAAACCTCCCAACACGGGAATATTTTCCATGGCATAGGCAATCTGTCCATTGGTATTGGGCAGAGTGATCAGCACAACTGCTGCCGCCGCTACTGCAGTCCACGTGGAACGTCTTCTGGCCCGCTCTGCTCTTTTTTTCTCCATCCGGGCTCTGTCGATGCCTGCCTGCAG